TCAGAAATACGAAAATCACGAACATCGGCTATCTCTACTCGAAGGCCAGCATGAAGCGCGTACGGGGATGAAGCTCAGTTGCAAAATGGCAGGGGAAGGAAAGTCATGAAGCCCGCGGATAAGCCCATATTCGAGCGCCTCGCCCTTTGGCAGCTCTTCGGCCTCAATATCGAGCGCGAGGCTTCAGGCGAGCCCTACGCCGGACGGGTGGCCGTGGGAACCGTAACCCTTGAAAGGGTCGATCACCGCACCTGGGACGGACGGACGCTCAAGGAAGTGATTTTGTGGCCCTGGCAATTTAGCTGGACCATGCCGGAAGCGGACAAGGCCTACTATGAGCGGGCGGTCTGGATCGCCTCAAATTGGGTCGAAGCTTACCGGACCATGACGGCCCTGCAGGATTGCTGTTTGATCGCCATCGGCATGATGTCCCGGGACATTCCGCGGGATCCGGACGTGGCGGCCGCTCATTGTTGTCAATACCTTACCGGCCACCTGCGGGCGTCAATGGATCAGGCGTGGCAGGACGAACGGGATCCGGCGAAAAAGGAAAGGATCAACGGTAAAAGGTGGTGGCGAACCATGCGACACATCAAAACCGTGGGGGCGCACGAATTCTATGCGTAGGGGAAATGGCTCATTGTTATGCGTGGTTGCTTTGGCTGTCCTGGTTCATGCGGCAATGCGGGCCGCCGATCACGCGGGGGACAGTGAAGCATTGGCCGGGGACGGTGACCGATGAAGACCGGACGGTTGAAACAGATTGAAGTCGCGAAGAAGGAAAAACGGCAACGGCGGAAGGCGAAAAAGGGGAAACGGAAATGAACGACCTGACCATTTACAACTCCGTCAAGGACCGGATGAAAACCGGGGACCTCCTGCAGTGGCGGTGCAATTCCCTCATCGGGGCCGCTATCAGGTGGCGTACCAAATCAGAGGTCAACCACAGCTCCCTCGTTATCCGCCTGGATGACTACAAAGGCAAGGAAGACCGGCGCTGTACCACCGAGGCAATGGGGAAAGGTGTGGTACTGAGTCTGCTTTCCCGGCGTCTGGGGGAGCTTGACGGCTCATGCTGGTGGTATCCTCTGGCCGATAGCTGGACGGATGACCTGAGAAAACAGGTGGGCGAGTGGGCGCTTGAAAAGATCGGCCTCCCCTACGACTTTGGATCCATTGCGCGGCAAATCATCGGCAAGGTATCGGCGGACGCCCGGGAGCTGTTTTGCTCTGAATACTGCTTTATGGCCTATGGGCTATCGGGAACGGCTCCGGACCCGGGCGACATGCCGGGGCTGGGGATATTTGGGGAAAGGGTGAAGATTTTGTAGGGGTGACGTCATGGACATGAAAAAGTTTGCATTGCTGATCATTCTCGTTTCCTTCGGCTATCTCTTTGCCGTGACGTTCCTTCCCCTGGGCAACGCCGGAGCGGAACATTCAAAAACCATCGTTGGGTTCTTGCTGGGGACTGGATTTTCTACCCTCTTAAACTACTATTGGGGATCTTCCCGGGCGGACAATCCCGACAAGGAAAAGGAAGCAAAATGATAGCCGTCCTTAAAACCGCCCCGGCGATTGAACCACTGACCCTCCTGGAGCTGGCGGACCATCTTCGGATCGACACGGACACCTTCGCGGAGTCTCTCCTCACCACGCAAAGCATTCTCCCGGGCTCCCACGGGATAAGCGCCCTCGGTGCCTATACCCACGTCGGCGCTTGGGTGTCCGTTATAGGCAAGCAGGCAATCGTCAACCTCAACGCCGGCACAGTGGGCGCGGGGGGAACTGTTGAGGCGAAGATCCAGGAAAGCGACGACAACGCGACATGGACCGACTGGACCGGGGGCGGCTTCACCCTTGTGAACGCTGCCAACGACAACGCCATTCAGGAGAAAGCCTACACCGGAACAAAAGCCTATATCCGGGTCGTGGCAAAAGTCCTTGTCGCGGCCTGTGAATTTGGGGCGGACATCATAACTCAATCGGCGGATACGGTTATCAGTGACGACCTGACGGACGCGATCACGGACGGGCGGGAGATGGTGGAGAATATCACCCGGCGGGCGCTGCTTAGTCAGACTTGGTATTATTACCTTGACGCCTTCCCCTCTGAGGACTTTATCAAGCTGCCCTTCGGCAACCTTCAAAGCGCCGGGCTGGTTATCACCTACAAGGATTCAGACGGCACGACCACGACGATGACCGTCGCGACGGATTACCTGGTGGAGCTTAACGGCGAGGGGATAGGGCGGATCGTTTTACCCTACGGCGAATCCTGGCCCTCCGACACCCTCTATCCATCAAACCCGATTTGCATTGAATATGCTTGTGGATGGACGGCGGCGGCCTCATTGCCGAAAAACATCAAGAGGGCGTGCAAGTTTGCCTCAGAGGATAGTTATTATCACGGGGCGCGGCACGAACAGTTGAAGCCGATTATTGAGAATCTGCTTTCGTCGTATCGACTTTGGGATGAGTTTTAATGAAAAGGAGAAGGTGCGTAGCAAAGGCCGATCATTTTTGCAAGACGTGCGGAGAAAAACTGCCGAACACGAGAGCATATTTTAACGCAGATGAGTGCAGTTCATGTTTGCGAATAAAACGAATGCCAGATCCAGTTACCAGGAAGTTTTCCGAGGAAATGGCAAAAGTATCTTTTTGCCAGGCGGGTCTCAAAGAGGAATATTTCTACCAGACCCTAATGGAATTTCTGACCGTGAAGGCGGCAAGCGCATAATGGGAATGAGAATTTACGTAGACGATTTAGAGGAGCTGCTAAAAGAGGGCGGACAGTGGCCTCCTCGTGGAATGAGCGGGAAACATATCGTTTTTGAACGCCCGCTATGGCACCTGATTATGAGGGCGTTTGGATTCACGAAGTATTACGGCCATGAATGGCGGCGGGCAGCAAGGTGAGCGCATGACCTACAAACCCACAGGTCCGGAAGATTTGGACAAGCGAATCACCCTCCAATACTCGACAAAAGTCAGTGACGGAGCGGGCGGGTTCACGACGACCTGGGTTGACGCGGCTTCTGTTTTTGCGGCCATCTGGCCCACTTCGGCAAGCGAGGTCACGGCTGCCAACAGCACGACGATGGTTATTAGTCACCGGATAAGGATCAGATTCCGCAGCGTTTTAAAGGCCTCCTGGCGGGTGAAATATAAGAGCCGTTATTTCAATATTGTTTCGATATTGAACCCAAACGAAGCCGGGGAATGGCTGGACATCATGTGCAAGGAGGCGGCTTCATAATGCTTAACCTACTGACCGCCATTTATGGAAAATTTACAGGCTCGGCCTTCTCTTCCGATGTCGGTGGACGCATCTATCTGGATCAGGCCCCGGACGGTTGCGAGTTTCCCTATTGTGTATTCTTCATCGTCTCGGGAACGCCGGAAAAGACTTTCACGGAGCATTACACGAATACGCTCATTCAATTCTCCCTCTTTTCCGCCTCTTCATCGGCGGCGGAGATAACGACCATGTATGCAGATTTGAAGGCGCTCCTTGACGAGTGCGCCTTGACGATCACGGGCAGCACCCTTGTCTGGATGAGGGAAGCGAATTTAACGACCATGATGGATGAAATAACCGTAGGTGACGCGACAAATCAGGTCCGCCATTGGGCTGTAGATTTTGAAGTGCGAACCTCATTGAATTAAGAAAGGAAAGCAATGATTTCCATCGTTATCCCCGTATTCAATAATCATGACATGACCCACGACTGCATCAATGCAATCCGGGAAACGACACGGGACTTTGAGCTTGTCATTGTCGACAACGGCTCGGAACCGGCCTTTAAGCCTCCCTTCACCGGATTCGCGGAAACGATCTTGATCCGCAATGAGGAAAACAAGGGCTTCCCTGTGGCCGTCAATCAGGGCATAAACGCGGCACGCGGGGAGACGATACTGCTTTTAAACAATGACGTTATGTGCACTCCGGGCAGTCTAAACCGCCTTGAAACATGGCTGAATAACTTCTCCATCGTCGGCCCTTGCACGAATTACAGCGCCGGATTACAGCGGGTAGAAATCGGAACCTACCAGAGCCTTGACGGGCTGAATAAGGAGGCGGCTGTATTTGCAGAGGAGAACGCCGGGGAATCCGAAGAGGTTAACTTTATTATCGGATTTTGCATGGCCTTCAAGCGGTCCCTGTTTGACGAAATCGGCCCATTTGATGAGAGTTTATGGCCCTGCAGCGGGGAAGAAATAGACTTTTGCCTACGGGCAAGGGCGGCGGGTCATAAGATCGGCATAGCTCAAGACGTCTATGTCCACCATGAAGGCAGCCGGACTTTCAACGACATGATGACCGACGCCGAATATAAGGACATTTGCACCCGTAATGACAAGCACCTGGCCGAAAGGTGGGGGGCGGACTTTTGGGACCGGCAAGCAATCAACGGCGGCCCTGTCCTGGACACAAAGAAAGTGACCATCGGCGATCACACCTATGGAAGCGAAAACATGGAGGTCCTTTTCAGTGGCGACGCCAACCTGACCATCGGAAAATATTGCAGCATCGGCCCGAAATTAACGATTATTCTCGGCGGGGAGCATCGGACGGACTGGTTAACGACTTACCCCTTTTCCGCGTTTCTCCCTGATAACAGCGGCTACGAGTACCGGGTGTCAAAGGGTGACGTGAATATCGGCAATGATGTCTGGATAGGCCATGGCGTGACGATCTTGTCCGGCGTGACGATAGGTGACAGCGCGGTTATCGGGGCGGGGGCTGTGGTCGCCTCCAATGTTTTGCCTTACAATATTGTTGCCGGGAATCCGGCGATGGTTAAGGGCTATCGCAAGCCGACCTGTAAATGGTGGGAATGGCCCGACGATGTTGTTTATGAGGCGATACCGATTTTACAGAGCAGCGACGATGAGGGGCTTTACGATTTCGCAAAGGAAAGGGGGTTGCTATGAGACTAAGCAACGTCCACTTGGCAATCGGAATCCCTCTCTCATTCCCCTGGGTGCCGTCCTCCTTCTTCCATAGCTTCGTTCACATGGAAAGACCGGATTTCACCTATTTACATGCCGACAACGGCCATATTGAGGACTTGAGAAACAACCTTGTCGAGAAGGCCCTGGGCATCGGCGCCACCCATTTGATCCAAATGGATGTGGATCAGGTCTA